AAGCGGAATAACTGATTTTGGCGGTAAGGCCGTATATGACAAAAGGAATAAAAGAAGTGTTTGGACTATTAACACAAGATCGTATCCAGAGGCGCACTTTGCAACATATCCAGCAGAGTTAATTGAGCCTTGCGTTCTTGCTGGTTGTCCTGTTGGCGGAACTATTCTTGACCCATTCGGTGGTAGCGGGACAACAGCACAGGTAGCAGTGGAGCATGGCAGGAATGCTATTCTTTGTGAGCTTAATCCAGAATATATAAAGCTGATAAATAAAAGGATTGCAAAGACACAGCCACTACTGCAAATGTAGTCCGAATGAAAAGCAAGGATGAGTTGGCGATGCAGGTGAAGAAGGAGTGGGATGAGAAGGGATATAGATGGAGGCTGTGGGTCGAAGCTGGCGGATTTAGGTCCGAGATATTTTGTTATGAGTGGAATGAGAACGAATACTCCAAATGCGTCAGGGAATTGGTTGACCATGCCTACCAGATGCAGAGCGTATGAGCATACGAGAAGACATCCTTGACCAGTTCGGTGATGATGCACACACGATGCTGTTTGCCGATGGGTTTGACGATGCGCTGGTTGGTGTGGGTAGCGCGTTCGGCGGTGATCTCTGCGCGATCTATGATGCGGACGCAATCATCGAGAGCCTTATGAAGCAAGGCATGGACTATGCCGAGGCTATGGAACACTTCGATTTTAATATTGCAGGAGCTTATGTAGGTGAGCAGACTCCGATCTTCATGCACAAAATAGAAAGGAACACAAAATGAGCGCACTATACGATTGGATCATTGTCGGAGCAGGATTGGCAATAGGAAAGCTTCTTGTTGCAATTACGGTTATCACAGTAATCACAGCAATTCTAGCTGTGTTCTTTATTATAGAGGAGAAAACCAAATGAAACTATGGACAAATAACACTAACGCAATTCACAAGGTCGATGACAACATGCTCTACCCGCGCACTACCTATGTGCTGCCCGATGAGCTAACTGGACCAACCTGGGACGATTCAATCCCTTGCCCACACAAGATCAAGCCTTACTACAAAGGGCGCGCTGCTGGTGGGGCAACAGCCGTCTACCGCGCTGGCGCAATCGGTGACGCAATCATTGCCACTGCTTTCGTTAACTACTTGGTGCAGGAGTCGGGTGGGGTTGTTGAGGTTTACGCTCCTGCACGCAACCTACCTCTCTACGCTGGGCTGGGTGCAAAGCTGTGGCCTTTGCCGTCCTCGCTGGAGGCATGGGATAGTTTTGACGCTCACTTGCCAACGGATGATTTGTTCAGTGGACAGGTTGGCAACACGAAGCTAGGCACTGGCGGTGGCAACTGCTACCAGCGGATCTACGAGTGGATGGGTGTCTGGGATGAGAAGAAGATGGCAAAGTATTGTAAGCCAGTTCTACATCTCATCGAGCCAGACCACGAAGAGCTAAAGGCGATGGGCAAGTGGCCGTTGCCTAGTCCGTTCTTTGCTTACCATGTCAGCAGTTCTGGTCCGACTCGTACCTACCCGCCAACTATGGGGCAGGAGGCGGTGCTGGCGTTGCTTGAGGCTTACCCCAAACATCACGCTGTGATTATCGGGCTGGATAACTCAAACAACTTTAAGGTGGATCATCCGCGAGTGATTGACCTATTTAACTGCACCAAGGCTGTGCGCTCGCTGTTCCCGATTATCAGCGGGGCTGACTTCGTTGTCGCGCCAGATAGTTCAGTCAATCACATGGCTGCTGGGTTGGATACGCCGTGTGTGTCGCTGTGGGGCAGCTACGATCCAAAAGATCGTATGAGTTTTTATCCTAAGAACGTATCGATATTCAAACCCGATACCTGCCCACACGCACCTTGCCGTCCGCACGCTGGGTTGCCGCAGGCTAAGTGTAAGGATGCGAGCAACAAGACACCTCGAACCCAATACTGGTGTAATGCGTTGCGGAATATAACAGCGCAGGATATTGTGCTTGCATCGCAAAAGGCGATTGAGTTATAAGACAAATAACTAACTGGCGTTGTGGTATGCAAGGAGATCTTGCATCGGGCGTTTCCTCAGTGTGTCTACCCCTTGAATCAGAGCCAGTTTGAATTTTAATATGAAGACAATAAAAGCGATAGAGACTGAATATAATTCTGTAAAGTACAGATCGAAGAACGAGGCTAGGTGGGCTGTGTTCTTGGATTGTCTCGGTATTGATTTTGAATATGAGCCACAGGGTTACGAGATGACGGATGGAGGGAAAACAATAAAATACTTGCCAGATTTCTTTATACCTAAAAGCGGAATGTTTGATAAGGATTTATACCTTGAGATTAAACCATCAAATAAAGATATAATCATATCTGATTACGATTCAAGGAAGGTTGAGATGTTTGGATTCCACAAAAGAATTGCAATCTTGGGTAGTGTCAAGGATTACGAGAATCACGCAATCAATGATTGGACTGGTAATTCTGGACAGTATGAATGCTCTTCTGGGTGCGGTGGTTGGGATTGTGGTTATATGTTTTGTCAATGCACTTTTTGTGGTTGCTTTGGATATGAGTTTAACGGAAGGTCGGCAAGGATAGATTGTTGTGATGAGAATAATGATTTTAACGATAAAAGATATAATGCCGATGCTTCGATAATTATGAAGGCTCTCGAAGAGGCAAGAATTTTTAGGTTCTGGAAATGACAACAGCACAACGTCAAGCTGAAGAGATCGTGGGTCAAGTGGATTGGCAGTCCGAGAATCACGGGCTGTGTAAGTGCCCAGGCGAGGCTGCGCATACCAGCCATACTCGCATCCGTGACACAACTGTGTTCGTAGATGGCGCGCCGACTATATTCTGCTGGCATACTTCCTGCACGCCGTATCGTGACGAGGCTAACCGCAAGCTGCGCAGAGCTATATCCAGCGATGTTCTATACAAGCCAGTAAACATTATGTCGGGTGGAACAGCCGTACCAAAGCTGGTTATCAAGAAAGACCCGCACTCCGAGGTGTTGGATAGGATCAAGACGATTGCTGAATCGAACAAGCAACGATACTTGACTCACTACAATTGGGACCCAGCGGATATGTACGAGGAAAGTCCTACCCAGCTAGGCGATCCAGCGCAGGACTATCAGTTGTTCCTATCGCTGTTCAACGCTGTCGATAACATCTGGATAGGCAACGTGACGGACAGCGGTAAGCATCCACAGAACTTCCGCATAGCTTACGAGTGGAAGAAGCTGGATGAGCCAATCGGGCAGTACACAACTGGTGCGAGCTACAAGCAAGGCACAGTCAGCCGATCCAACGATACGGTTGAGCATAGGGTGTTCTTGGTTGTCGAGTCGGATGTGCTGACTAAGCCAGAGATGGGCGCGGTGTTCCAATTGATGCGCGACTTGTTCAGCATGAAACTACACGCTGTCGTGGATACTGGCGGAAAGAGCTTGCATGGTTGGTTTGAGATGCCACCTAAGAACGAATGGGTGGAACAGTTAAAAGCTTTTCTTATTCCGTTAGGCTGTGATCCTGCAACATTCAAACCCAGTCAACCCGTTAGGATTCCTGGGGCAAAGAGAGAAGACAAAATGCAAAGCCTATTATGGTTTTGTAAAGGAGGAAAATGATAGAGCCAGCAGTAGCACTTGGTATCAAACCAAAGACGGACGAGTGGCCGCCGATTAAATCTTATGCACAACTTATCAAGGAAGACTTACCCGCACCAGAGACGTTAATTGAGGGAATGCTACACAGAGGCGGGAAGATGTTGCTGGGTGGAGGTAGTAAGGCGTTTAAGAGTTGGAGTCTAATCGACCTAGCCCTTTCGTTACACGCTGGCGTGCCTTGGTGGGGGCAGCAGTGCAAGATGTCGCGGGTGTTGTTTATTAACTTTGAGATCCAAGAGTGGAGCTTCCGCAATCGTTTAGCTGATGTTATTAAAGCCAAAGGACTAGAGGATAAGGCCGATGACTTTGATGTGTGGACGCTGAGAGGTCACGCTGCCGACTTAACTCTCATCCGCCCTATGATTGAGAAGCAGATTGAAGGTAAGGGTTACCAAGCCATCATCCTTGACCCAAACTATATGCTGATGGGCGAGAGAGATGAGAACAGTGCTGGCGATATGTCATCACTGATGAACGAGTTTGAGTACCTAGCAACCCGCCACAATCTGTCAATCATCCTGTCACACCACTTCAGCAAGGGTAACAAGTCGGGTGCAGAGTCGATTGACCGCTTCAGTGGGTCGGGCGTGTTCGCCCGTAATCCAGATACCTTGGTCGTTCTGACTGCCCACGAGGAGGATGAGAAGACTTACACTTGTGACATCACGCTGCGCAACTTCCCGCCAGTAGATAGCTTTGTCGTTCAGTGGCATTATCCGCTGTTCCAAGCCAACTTTGCACTCAACCCCGACAAGCTAAAGAAACCAGGCGCACACAAGGCTGTTG